CTTGTTGATATAACATTAGATGTATTTGTATCCCGTGTATCAACTTCTCCTTTTGTATAACTATCATTAACTAATCTATAAGGTGTTAAACTTTGTGGCGCTGAACCAGATAAAACACCACTACTAATAGTTAAATTATTTCCAACTATAATTCCTCCACTTACTGATGATGTAGCAGAAGGTATTATTGAACTAATAACACCTGAAGCATTAATAGAAACATTTGTTCCTGCTCTTGCGAATAATTTGCTATTAAGATTAGCATTTGACACATCATCGAAAATTTGTACTACTTCATTTATTTTAATATGATTGTCTTCAAGAACAACAGGCATTGTATTAAATAAATAATATCTATATATATATTTATAATAAAATTATTTTTTAAAATAAAACCTCTTAAACTTTTATAAATAATTAATTATGTACTCGAAAGGCATTCTTAATAAAAATAAAGTATTATTATTTATCTCACGTAGTATATACATTGTGATTCTCATTAGTAATATAAAGCATTCTTATTTAACACATTTTAAATATTATGATACTTAATCATTATGAGTACATAATCACATTTATTCTCATAATATTCTTTAAAATTAAAAATACTTTCTAAATAATTTATTATGCACTCAAAAGGCATTCTTAATTAAATAAAGTAATCTTATTTCGCCTACTTAGAATATACATTGCTGTTGTCTTTGTATATTATGTTACTTGAGGAAACGAGTACATAATCTTTTTATTTTCATAATATTCTTAAAACTTTTTAAATCTTTCTAAATAATTAATTATGTACTCAAAAAATATTCTTAGTTCGTCTACTTAGCATATACATTGTGATTAACTTTGCATATTATGCTACTTTAGGAAACAAGAATATAAAAAATATAATTAATCTTTTAATATTCTAAAGTCTTTCTAAATAATTAATAATGTACTCAAAAGGCATTCTTATTTAGCACACTTAGTATATACTCAAATACATTCTTAATAAAAAATAAAATATTATTATTTTGTTAAAAAATATAAAATATTTGCATTGTTATTATTTTATATGTATATTCTATTTTTTACATTATTATATAAAAATTGATACTTTTTATTATCCACTAAAACAAGAAGGTGAATTAACATAGTTGATTGACTGAAAGCCTTTTAATACAAAATATAAGGTATGTCTGTACCTAAATCACAGTTACAGAGTGAGGCATATGGTTTATTCAGGTATATATGTGAAGATATGGATGTTTGGAACAACTATATTTTCGAGGAAGTTTTAGATAAAGATAATGTAAAGAAGGTTACAAGAGAACCTTTTCTACTTAAGTTAGAAGAGATAAACGATATATTGGGTGAAATGAAAGAAGATTTAAAAAGTGATTCAGTTCAGTATATGCAAAATGAAAAAGGAGAACTATGTAAAATATTTGATATGGGACAAAATCTTATAGAAGATAAATGGTGGATATATGAATATGATATAGATGAATATAAGAATATGATTATGGGAAAGATAATTGAGTACAAAGTTATAGAAAAGAAAATAGAAGATGAAACAGTTAAGATACAAATTGAAAATGGTTTGTGTATTGGAGACACATTTGCTATTTAGAGATTGTAATATTTTATATATTTTTTGAAATATATATAAATTATATTTTAGAATTTACTATGATATTAAACTTTTCCATGATATATAATAAACTCATATTAACATCATTTTTTAATCTATATATAATAATATCCTCATCATTTTTATGTAATACTTCTATAAAATATTGATTGGATTTAATTTGTTATCAAATAAATAAGATTTATGTATATTATTATTCACAAAACAAATAAATGCGAATCAATAAAGTCAATTGACTATCAAGCGTAAAACACAAATCGAAAGAATAAAATACATTCAGATTTTGATGTGTTATTTTGGTGTAAATATCGCTTTAATGCGTTTATAAAATTATATTTTTTTATTATTAAAACTCTTCATTATTAATTGTAATTTAATAAATATATATTATATATTATAGTAATATGGATACGAATAAAGAGAATGTAGAGTATAAATTCAGTTTGTTAATGTCAAGTTTTGAAAAGATATTGAATAAAATAGTTCTTCTCGAAAGACAAAAGATAAAAATAGATTCAGACTTTAAAAAAAAAATGAAAATATGGAAAGAAACGCATAATGGTATTAAATATAAATTAACAGACAGTGAATCTATATATAATTTAGTATTAAAAAGACTTAAAAATAAAAAACAAACTTTGGTATATGAAAAAACTTTAAATTCTATTAAAGCTTATATTGTAATCTACGATAATATAACTTTTTCAAAAAAAAAAAGAACTTATTCTCCACAAAGTTTGCCAAAAATAGATTTACTTAATTTCATGTACGATTATAGAGGAATTGATAAGAGTTCATCTCATATTTCTAAAATATCTTCAATAAAGTCTAAAAGTAGTTCAATTAATAAATCTAAAAGTAGTTCTTCCGCAAATAAAAAGAAAAAACTTTGGTCTAAAATGGAGAATATTCGTCAGCAAAATATTAACGATAAAGATTCTTATAGAGGTGGTAAATGCTAAATATATATTATTCTGTTTATTTTAATACATATATTGTAGCAGTATTTTCCATATTGTTTGTTTGAAAGTTTGTTGTGAAGTCAGCACCGACATTTCCTACAATTGTTGGTGTACGTTGATAAACATCAGGTGTTTTTTCGTATGTTATATAATTTGTCTCGTCATAAAGATTAAATATACTAGATGGTAAAATATTTTTTTTTAATGTAGGTGGAGTTGTATTAAACCATTTAATTTTATCAGTAGTATTTGTAAAACCACTAAAGTCTAGACCTTTAAATAATTCTTTAACACGATTGAACTCTTTCGAATATCTAATTTTTTCATCAGATTTACGACCATTTTTTGTTAATTTAGATCCTTCAGCTGTTTCTTTTTGTAACTCGTTTGTTTTAATATTCCAGTAGTCATGTGTGTCATGTAGATATTTTACTATAGAACTCATTGTATATTTTGTATTATTATTAAATAGTAAATTATTAAAAACTGTATTATCTGTTGTTAGAAAGTTATATAATTTATCACCACCATATATGTAATCATATAAGTTTATATCTATAGTATTTTTATCATCGGTATATAATTTTGCTGAAAATATAAAGTTTATATTACTGTCGTCCTTCAATAAAACAAAACATGAAAGTGAAAACTTGTGAAAACCACCATTTGTTACATTTATTTTCTGTATACTTATATTATTATTACCGTTTAAATTTTCAATATACAACTTATTATATTTATAAATAATATTATTAGATACAATATCTATATCTGGATAAAAGGTATAATTACCTTCTTGTAAAAATATATAGCCCGTAATTATAACTCTATTGAAAATGTGTTTAGATAATGTACGATTCCAACCAGTATTTAGTTTTATATTATCATCCTTTCTAAAATTGTCAATACTTAAAGTGTCAAAATATGTTTGATTAGAAATTGTTACAACCTCTGAAACAATCTTATTTATTTCAGATATCTTCAAAATAGCTTTTAATTGAACTAAATTTCCATTACTTGTATTTTTATAATAGTAGTTATATTTATGTCCTGTATGGGAAGTTATAAGTCTCCATGAATCATTAGTTTGAGAAATTATTATATTTTGATTATCAATCATTAATGAAGTTAATGATATTGGTGAACTCGAAGAATTTCTTTCTATATCAATAAAATATTCACCATCTTTATATACCCATTTTTTAGATGAATAATTAAAATTTGTAATTGAGCTAATAGTATTATAAAAGTAAGAGTCATTTGTGTTTGCTAATTTATCGGAATGAGACCAATCGCTACTTGATGTCTTCCACTTTACATACATATCATCACCTCCTCCATATTCTCCAAAATATACTTCTATTTTATTAATTGTATCTTTCATTAATGGGATACTACCATTTATCGAATGCATTCCATGTAGACCTCCATTATTAACAACTATAATGTTATTAATAACTAAATGAGAAGCATCGTCTGAATTTGTTTCGAAAATATATGTATCTGACGAACGAGCATAAAAAAACCCGTACCATTTTAATGAATAATGTTCTCGCCCTCCTTGTTCACTACTTTGAAATTGTTTTTTTCTCCAATCAACCAATCCATTACCATAATTCGTCATATTTTGTATACCATGAAAGTTTGTTACACTACCACTTATTCTATTGTTACTTATTCCATTAAAATAAGAAAAATTATCGTGATAATATCCTTCATAAAACTCTCCTATTAATCCTGGAGTACCAAAAGTTATGTTATTTGGCGATATACACGAAACAGTTACAACATTAATAGGATTCCCTGTAACAAAAGGATTATGTTGATTTACAATATTTAGATAATATCCTCGTTTGAAATCAAATGGTTTTATATTAGTATTTACCTTATTTAGTGTTATTAAATTAGACATAGTTATATTTTCATGAAACTTATCTTTAATAGCATTACCTGATGTAATTAAATTATTTGTTCTTAATATTGTTGCGTCGTAAGAACTTACAGAATATTCTTCATCATTTTCTATAGTATTTAACGAAATACTTTCTTGTTCGGTTAACTTATCTAATACTATTTTACTTCTATCTCTTTTAACATTATCAGTTTTTAATTTGAAATCAACTTTATCCCAAAAGGTGCTATTTATTATATTATTGTCGTAATTTATAATATATTTGCTTAAAGAAATATTGTCAGATATTGTACCAGTAATATTTAATAAATTAGTCATTGTTATTTTTGTATCTAAAGTATCATATTGTAATATTTTATCATTACAAAGATAATTATATTTAAACATATATACTTTAACATCCTTATCACTTAATGTTGTTGATTCGAAAACTGAAAAACTAACTGAGTTAGTATTTTTTGAATCAAAATAAATACCATATGCTGATGAACCTATGAAGTTTGTATCTGTTTCACCGTTGAATGCTGTTTGTGATTCGTTAAGTACAACATCTTTGATATTACTTAATACCCATTTATCATTCAATTTGATTAAATTGAATTTATAAAAGTTTTTAATATTAGTTGGTACAACATTATCATACCCTATAGAACATATTGATGAAATCATTTTAGAATTATTAT